GCGTCGGAATACCTGATTCGTCGGCAAAGGGAGCCGGGTGACGTTTACGCCGAGCGGCTGAGCCGGGTGTTCTACGAAAACTACGTCGGCTCGATCGTGGACTGGTATGCGGCGACACTGTTCCGGCGGGAGCCGAATATCACGTCCGAGGGCAACGATCCGCCGGCAGAGAAGTTTCTGGCGGCGTTGATCGAGGATGCGGACCGGCGCGAGACGTCGCTTTCGGATTTCTTTCGCAGGCAGTTTATCGAAAGCCTGGTGGCGGGAACGAGCTACGTACTGGTGGATTTTCCGCGAGTGGGTATGAAGCCGGGGACGCGCGCAGAGGAAGATTCGAGCGGGGCATCGAGAGCCTATCTGGTGGAGTATGCGGCGGACGACGTCATCAACTGGAGCCTGGACGAACACGGGAACTTCGATTGGGTGGTGATCCGGACCAAGCAGATCAAGAAAGATGGCGTGGAGGATCCGGAATGGCGCACGGAGACGCGTTGGGCATATTACGACAAGCGGACCTATCGGATATACGGCGAGGACGGCCTGGTAGACGAAGGGACGCATGGGCTGGCGAAGCTGAACCAGACTCCGCTGTTTGCGCTACGGATTCCGGAGGGGCTATGGATGCTGAACCGGGCGGGATCGCTACAACTGGAGCACTTCAATAAATCGAACGCGCTGGGATGGGCGCTGACGATGGGATTGTTTGCGATGCCGGTGGTGTATTCGGAGCGCGATTGGAATCAGATGGTCGGCGAGAGCTACTACATCCAGCTAGGGCCGGAAGACAAGTTCGGGTGGACGGAACCGGAAGGCAAGGTCTACCAGATCGCCGCGGACAATCTGACGCGCTTGCAAGAAGAGATCTATCGCGTGTGCTATCTAAGCCAGGCGGGCGCCGCGATGGACGTGACGAGCCGGCAGAGCGGACTCAGCAAACAGAGGGATTTCTCGATCACGCAAGAAGTTCTGCGGGCCTACGGGGACGCGATCAAGGAGCAAATCAGGCGGGTGCTGCGCGCGACTGCAGCGGCTCGGGAAGACGGGCTGGACATCAGCGTGACGGGGATGGACGAGTTCGACATCGCGGACTTCGGGACGGAGCTGGAGGATGCGAAGCAGTTGCTGGCTCTGGGCGTGGTCTCGCCGACGTTACAGAAGGAAGTGTTCAAGAAACTTTCCTTGAAGTATCTGTGCGACGCGCGGCAGGACGTGAAGGATCGGATAGCGAGGGAGATCGAGGGGGCGTAGATGGCGGGTCGTGGACTTGGGACAGCCGCCGATTTCGAGGAGATGTTTTGGACTCGTTGAGGGTCGTTCGTCGAAATCGGTAAGCAGTCCCCATTTCCCGACACATAGGAGAGACATGGCAGAAGAGACGGATATTCGGGCAGTGCTGGACGAGCTGGCGGAAGAACGCCGGCGAAGGGAAAGCCTGGAAAAGCGAGTGGAGGAAGCCGAGCGGGGCTCGGCGATTCGGGCGGAGTTGCAAAGGCTGGGCGTGGCGAAGATCGAACTAGCGTACAAGGCTGTACGGGATGAAGTTCCGCGCGACAGCGGAGAGATGAAGAACTTTCTGGAGCAGTTCGTGGGAGAGAATCCGGAGCTGTTGCCGGCGAGGTTGGCGGGCGGATCCGGAGCCAGCGGGGGACCGCGCGGCAATCAGGCATCAGGCGCGGTGGACATCGAGAGGATCCGGCCAGGGATGAGCGCGGAGGAACTGGATCGGGTAAGGCAGGAGATCGCGCGAGTGGCGTCGCAAACGCTACGCGGATTTTGAGGAAAGGGAGGGGAGAAGAATGGCAGCAATTACATCGAGCAACGTAGCGAACGCGATTGTGAAGCTGGTGGCGGCGGACGCGCTACCGGCCCTGATGGGGAACCTGGTATTGGGAAACCTGGTCAATCGCGATTACGAACCGGCACTGGCGCAAGCGGGGGACACGATCAACGTCCCGATTCCGCCGACATTGACGGCGCATAACTTGACGGAAGGCGGCACGGTATCCACGCAGAATCCGAGTCTGGACAATGCGCAGATCGTGCTGAACACGCACGCGGAGGCGACGTTTCTGATTCCGGACGTCACCAAGATTCTGGCGGTTCCGGATCTGCTGAAGCTCTACATGCAGCCGGCAGTGGTGGCGCTGGCAGAGAAGATCGAGACGGATCTGATGGGGTTATATGCATCCTTCACGTCGAACGCTGCGGTGGGCACCGCGGGGACGGCGCTGACGGAAGCCGTGGTGGATTCGGCCGAGACGGCGCTGTTTGCGGCGAAGGTGCCGGCGAGCGCGGCGAAGTACCTGGTGGTGGATCCGGGTGCATATTCGGCGCTCCGGCAAATTCCGCGGTTCAGCGAATTCAACAGCGCGGGCGAGGCGGGTTTGCGGGCGCTGGTGGATGGAGCGGTGGGCAAGATGAAAGACTTCTACATCTTCCGCTCGCAGTTTGTTGTGAAGACGGGATCGAGTCCGGCGACTACACACAATATGGCGCTTGCGCGGGATGCGATGGGTCTGGTGGTGCGAAGGCTTCCGCGACCGCTGCCGGGGACGGGCGCGATCGCAGAGTATGCCGAACTGGGAAATTTCGGCATGCGGGTGACGATGAGCTATCAACCGAATACGCTGGCTCAGCAGTTCACGGTGGATGTGTTGTATGGCACCGGGGTGCTGCGGAACAGTTTCGGTGTGCAGGTGAATAGCTAAAGATTCCGGAGGGCGGAGCTGAAGCTCCACGCGGACTGAAGTCCGCCCTCCATCGGAAAAACTATGGATTTGCGGGCGTATTACGAGAAGATCGGCAAGATTGAGGCTTTGATCGACACGGTGTTCGCGGTGGTAATCAGCCGTGCCATGCCGGACGGGGGCCGAGGCGGTGTGAAGACCGAGCTTCCGCGGGGGATCGCGGCGCGGCTTATCGCAGACGGGAAGGCGGACTTGGCGAGTCCGGAGGATGCGGAACGATTTCGGGCCGAAGTGGAGGCAAAGTGGAAAGAGACGCAGCTACATGTTGCTGACAGACGGAAGTCCTAACACGATCGACGAGTTGCGGGTATACGAATCGGCCGTGGCCGAAGTCGCGCACACGGAGATGATCGACCTGGCGGTAAAGCTGGATCTGGCGACGGAAGAGGTCGCGCAGGACGTTCTGGACTTCCTGCTGGATCGCAGGGGGGCGGATCCACACGCGGCTGGACGGCGGGGCATCGGAGTATCGGATGTGGCGGTAACGCGGCAGCTGAAGCGTTGGCATGCGTTGCATGCGCTCGAGATCTTTTATCGCGACGCTTTTAACAATCAGCTCAACGACCGATACAAGGAGAAGTTTCGGGAGTATCACCGGCTCTCGAAAAGCGCGCGCGAGCAGACGTTCCACTTTGGCGTGGGCCTGGCCCTGATTCCGCTTCCGCAGGCGCCGCCTCCGGTATTGAGTTCGGTGGCGGGTTCTATTCCACAGACCACATATTACGCACGCGCGTCGTGGACAGGGACGGGCGTACAGGAAGGTGCGCCATCGGAGATGACGACTTATTCTGCGCCGGCAGGGGCGCTGCCGGTGGCACAAATGTTGAATGCCCCGATCGGGGCGACTGGGTTCAGCGTCTATCTGGGGCTGACTTCGGAGACCGTGACATTGCAGAACGCAGCACCGGTGGCGATTGGATCAAGTTTCGTGTTGCCGGGAACGGGACTGATCCAGGGGAAGGTTCCCGGCCAAGGTCAAGCAGGCGATATCTTTATCAGCGGCATGTGGATGCTGCGCCGGGGATGAGCTGATGGCTAAGGCAGGCAGCATTGCGCCGCGTAAGACAGTGGAGTTCTTGACCGCTCCGGATACGGGCCTAGGCCCGGCTGTGGCGCAAGCGGGGGAAGAGAGCGGGGTGGATCTGGCGCCCATTCCTCCGGCACACGTCGTGAATCAGAACGTGTCGTTCGAACTGTGCGAACGAGCCCTGGTGGTGAAGTATCCAGCGGTTTACGTGTACGTGGACCGAGTACAGAATCTGTTGATCGAGAAGTTCCGGAAGTTCTCGGGAAACGTGCGGACGATTGCGGAGGTTCGAGTTTCGCAGGACCGGCTGGAAGGAATTGAGGAGCAGCTCCGGTTGTATGTGGATGCGGTGACGCAGGTATTGGACGGGAATCGAGGAAGTTGGGGCGAAGGTGCATTCTTCACGGGCGGATATGAGGTGAACATCGATCCGGTGCGGCAGGGCGGGAAGAAGTTTCTGCAGATCGCGAAAGTAGTTTTTGAGGTCGACATATCGAAATGAGCTGCTACATATCTTCAAACAACAACCGCGTGTACGTGGCGCTGGAATCTGAATACGGGCAGGCGGCGGCCGTCACGGGGGCGAATCGAATTCCACTGGTAAAGCTGGCAGCGCAGCAAGTTCCGGAGCAGACCGGGCGTCGGGACAAAACAGGGAGCCGAACATTCGCGGGGTTGCCGAATCGGATCCGCAGGCGGACGCACTTCCAGTTGAATACGTTCATGACGCAGTGGACAGATCAGACGGTGCAGCCGACCCACGGTCCGCTGTTTCAGACGGCGATGGGAGCGTCGCCTGTGATTTTCGCCGGAGGCACTGTCGCGGGCGTTACCGCGCAGATGCAGATCCAGTTGGCAGCAGCGCACGGACTGACACCGGGCCAGGGGATCACTTCGGGCGGAGAGATGCGATTCGTGACGGCGGTGCTGAATACGACGACGGTCTTCATCAATGCGCCGTTTACCAATGATCCGGAAACGGGAGGCCCCATCGGGGCGACGGCCACGTACCCGCTGGAAACGGACGTAGGAAGCGCGACGATTTATGACTACTGGGATCCGTTCACTGTGGTCCAACGCATTCTGAATGGCGCGGCTATGGATGCGATGAAGA